GTATCCCGCAGTCTGTCGGGCGCAAGTTTGAAACACACAAAGCTGGCGGCGGTGCCGCTAAGGAGTCTGAGATGAAAGAGTCCCCCGCGATGATGAAGAAGGAAGTGGCCTTCATGAAGAAGAAGGGTGCTCCGAAGTCGATGATCAAGCACGAGATGGCTGAAGCCAAAGGGGCTAAGTACGCCTCCGGCGGGTTTACTCGTTCGGCCGACGGCGTTGCGAAAAAAGGCAAGACCAAGGCCAAGCAGATCAAGATGGCTGGCGGTGGCAAAGCCTGTTGAGGTGACTATGAAAAACGGAATGGAAAAGAAGGCTCCGCCTGCCCCCAAACGCAAGCGGGAACTCCCGCCCGCAGATGATGTGACGCCCCCGTCCGGTGCGCCGGGTATGCCCGGTGGCCCCCCGATGCCGAAGTACGCCAAAGGCGGATACACGCGCAGTGCTGATGGTATTGCCAAGAAAGGCAAGACCCGAGGGCGAGTGCTGTAATGATGTCGAGTCGCGGCATGGGGGCCATCAATCCCTCGAAGATGCCCAAGCCTAAGCGCAAGCCGCGCCGCGACGACACGGACTTCATGCAGTACGCGGAGGGTGGTGAGGTGGGGCTGTACGCGAACATCCACGCCAAGCGTAAGCGGATCGCTGCAGGCAGCGGGGAGAAGATGCGCAAGCCGGGTAGCTCCGGCGCTCCTACGGCTGCAGCGTTCGTGCAGTCGGCCAAGACCGCGAAGAGGCAGCAATGACCACATCCGGCACCACTCTGTTCGACCTAGACCTCGTCGATCTCATCGAAGAGGCGGGGGAGCGTGCCGGCTACGAGATCCGCACGGGCTATGACATGCGCTCTGCGCGTCGCAGCCTGAATCTGCTGTTTGCAGACTGGGCCAATCGCGGGCTCAACATGTTCACGTTTGAGCAGCTGTCACAAGTGCTCACTCCCGGTACGGCGACCTACACGCTGCCGGCAGATACCGTGGACATCATGGAGGCGGTGATCCGCACGAACTCGGGGTCGGTGTCCAACCAGACGGATATCGCTATATCGCGTATCAGCGTCTCGACCTACTCTACGCTGCCCAACAAGCTCCAGCAAGCCCGCCCGCTGCAATACTTCGTTCGTCGCGGAGTGGATGCCCCTACGGTCACGCTGTGGCCGGTGCCCGACACGTCGCAGACTTACACGCTGGTCTACTGGCGGCTGCGCCGCATCCAAGACGCTGGCAGCGGCACCAACACGATGGACGTGCCCTTCCGCTTCATGCCCTGCATGGTGGCGGGGTTGGCGTACTACCTTGCGATCAAGCGGCCTGAGAGCATGGACCGCGTCCAGATGCTCAAGATGCAGTACGACGAGGCTTGGCAGCTGGCTTCGGACGAGGACCGGGAGAAGGCGTCGGTGAGGTTCCTGCCGCGCTTCTCCCCGATGGGGAGATGAGCTATGCCCCAGCCGTTCGCGTCAGGCAAGCACTCTATCGCGGAGTGCGACCGCTGCGGGTTTCGCTTCAAGCTACGTCAGCTTAAGCAGCTGACGATCAAGTTCACGCAAGTGAACATCATGGTCTGCCGCGAGTGCTGGGAGGCCAGTCACCCTCAACTGCTGCTTGGTACGTTCCCGGTCAGCGACCCGCAGGCGGTGCGCAACCCTCGGCCGGATCGCAGCTACGTCGCCTCGGGGCTCAACGTGCTGGGCAACCCCGGCGACGGCAGTCGCATCACACAGTGGGGGTGGGCTCCGGTGGGCGGTGCCCGCAACGACGATGACGGCTTGACGCCAAACTACTTGGTGAGCCGCGCAGAACTCGGTACAGTCACGGTATCTTAGCCTCGGAGGGCTACATGAACAAGATGAAGAAGGTCGCATCGGCTGAAGTCAAGAAGCACGAACAGCGGATGCACAAGATGGCCAAGGGCGGTGTCACGTCCGCGATGGCTCAGCAGATGGGCCGCAACATGGCCCGCGTCAAGAACCAAGGCAAGGTGGGGAAATGAAAACGCCTGCACAGAAGCCTGAGCCGACCCTCCAGAACCTGCGGGTGACGGTGGGGCCGTACTCCAACAAAGCGTGCCCGGAGCCGAAGACTTCGGGCGTCAAGACGCGCGGCAACGGCGCGGCTACCAAGGGCACCACGGCGCGTGGACCGATGGCGTAAGACATGACCTACACCGAGCTTGTCGCGGCCCTACAGGGGTTCTTGGAGAACACGTTCGACACGGTGGATGTGAACACCTGCATCAAGCAGGCTGAGCAGCGCATCTACCTGACGATTGGGTTCGCCGCAACTCGGAAGGCTGCGACGTTGACGGCCACGATCTCGTCGCCGTACGTCACCTGCCCGTCGGACTTTCTATCTGCCCACTCCCTCGCCGTGGTGCCCGCCTCTGGCGTCTACACCTACCTGCTGAACAAAGACCCCAGCTTCATCCGCGAAGCGTACCCGACGGTGGCTGCTGTCGGGTTGCCCAAGGTGTACGGCATCTACGGGGTCGATCAGGCAGATGCGAAGGAGCTTCGGTTTATCCTCGGACCGACGCCCGATCTGGCCTACAGCCTAGCGCTGGAGTATTACCACTACCCCGAGTCGATCACGACGGCTGCAACGGGTCGGACATGGCTGGGCGACAACGTGGACTCCGTGCTGTTGTACGGTGCGCTGGTCGAGTGCTACACCTTCCTCAAGGGTGAAGCGGACCTCATCAAGCTGTACGATGACAAGTATAAGGAAGCGCTGCTGCTCGCCAAGCGGTTGGGTGACGGTGCGGAGAAGCAGGATCAGTACCGCTCAGGCTTCCAGAAGACCCCGGTGAGGTGACATGCCGATCTCCCAAGGACTCACCACATCGTTCAAGGTCGGCCTGCTCACAGCGTCGTTCAACTTCAACGCCGGCACCTACAAGCTCGCGCTCTATGGCGCGACGGCTGACATCGGGCCGAGCACCACAGCCTACACAGCCGTGGGCGAGATCTCGGGCACGGGCTACACGGCTGGCGGGGCCATCATCACGGTCACGACTGCGCCGACCTCCACGGGCACGACGGCGTTCTTCGGCTTCAGCAACGCCACATGGACGGGCGCGTCGTTCGTTGCACGCGGCGGGCTTATCTACCTCGCCAACGGGACCACCAACCCGAGCATCGCGGTGCTGGACTTCGGTTCTGACAAGGTGGCGACTCCGGCTGTGCCGTTCGTGGTGACGATGCCGCCGCCCACTGCAACCTCTGCCCTCATTCGACTGCCATGACGACATACACGACGAATCTTGGGCTTGCGCTGCCGGTCACGGGCGACCTGACTGGCACTTGGGGCGACACGGTCAACAATGCCATCACGAGCCTTCTGGACTCGGCTGTGGCGGGCACGACCACGCTCAGCAGCGATGCTGACGTGACGCTGACGGACACGACGGGCGCGGCCAACCAAGCAAGGCAGGCGATCATCCTCTGGACGGCGGGGGGCACGGTCACACGCAACATCACGGCTCCGGCGCGCACCAAGGCGTACATCGTCATCAACGCAACCAGCAGCACGCAGAGCATCGTGCTGCGCGGAGCGGGGCCTACGACGGGTGTCACCGTGGTGGCCGGCGAGCGCTGCCTTGTGGCGTGGAACGGCACCGACTTCGTGAAGGTCGGATCGACCGTCTTCTCGGGCACCTTGGGCGTCGCCAACGGCGGCACGGGCGCAACCTCGCTCACGCTCAACAACGTCTTGCTGGGCAACGGCACCTCGGCCGTTCAGGTTGTCGCGCCGGGTACGAATGGCAACGTACTCACGAGCGACGGCACAACGTGGACAAGCGCGGCTGCGCCGGGTGGTGCCAACCTCCAAGTCTTCAGTTCGTCCGGCACATGGACGAAGCCTAGCGGCGCTCAGTTCGTGATGGTGGAACTCTGGGGCGGCGGCGGCGGTGGAGCAAGTGGGCGTCGCGGTGCAACATCAACAACGCGCGGCGGCGGCTCGGGAGGTGGCGGCGGGGCATTTAATACGCGAGTATTCCTTGCTTCTGACCTGACATCGACTGTTTCCGTCACGGTTGGCGCGGGCGGGACGGGCGGCGCTGCAATCACTGCCGACAATACAAGCGGAAACAACGGCAGCGCAGGCGGCACAACTTCGTTTGGTTCATACCTGGACGCGGGAGGCGGCGGCGCTGGTGCAGGCGGCGCAACCTCCGATTATGCAGGGCTGGGAAGTGCGGGTGGAAATGGCGGCACCATCGGATCACGCGTCAACACTGCCTCGCCGGTTGTCGGCTTTCCGGGCGGGAGTGGTGGAGGTAGTACCATATCCCAGCAGGCTGGCAATGGTGGGGGATATGGTGGCGGCGGCGGCTCGTCAACAATGGGCGACACTCTTACAAACGTTGGTAACGGCGGTGGCCGTTCGGCCTTTGGTGGCGGCGGTGGCGGTGCAGGCGGCTCGATAGCGTCTAACAACACCCCGCGTTCTCCAACGGTGGGCGGCGGTATTCTTGATTCGACAAACAGCCAAATTGGCGGCGGCGGGGCGGTTGGCACAAATCCTAACATCAACGTTAGTAATACTGGAACCGATAGCGGCACGGCGGGTGCGGCTGGCTCAACTAAGATTGGCGGTGGTGGCGGCGCTCCGGGGTCTGGGGACGGCGGGACGGGCGGCGCTGGTGGTGCGGGCGGTAGTCAAGGCGGCGGCGGCGGTGGCGGCGGTGCAGCGCTAAACGGTAACAATACTGGCGCAGGCGGCGCTGGTGGCGCAGGCTACGCCCGCATCTACTCGTGGTGAGCGACATGAGATACGCGATCATTCAAGGCGGAATCGTCGTCAACGTGGTGCTGGCCGAGCCCGAGTTCGCGGCCGAGCAGGGATGGATTGCAGCGCCCGACGAGGTATCGACCGGGTGGCTCTACGACGGGTCCACCTTCAGCCCGCCGCCGCCCGTGGTCAAGCCGCCCGAGGAGTGGCACAAGGAGATCAAGGCCGAGCGCGACCGCCGCACACTTGAAGGCGGCTACCCCGTCGCGGGCAAGTGGTTCCATTCCGACACCGTGAGCCGCACGCAGCAGCTTGGGCTGGTCATGATGGGTGCGAACCTGCCGGCGGGCATCCAGTGGAAGACGATGGATGGCACCTTCGTGACGATGACCCCGGCGCTCGCGCAGCTACTGTTTCAGGCCGCAACCGTGCAGGACACCACGACGTTCGCCGCCGCGCAGCAGGCCATCGCACAAGCCACCGCCGACCCGGTTGGCTTCAACTTGGCCACCATCGCGTGGCCCGCCATCTACACCCCGTCATGAGACGCATCTGGGCGCATCAGGTCTTCGTGGCGCTGGATCAACTGGCCAACGCCATCCTCGCCGGCTGGGCGGATGAGACCATCTCCG